CAATCTGTTCCAGATACGCTTGACGTTTTAGTTGTTTGGGAGAGTACTGCTAATGGAGTTGGAGACTTCTTTCATCAACAATGGAGAATGGCTGTTAACGGGGAGAGCGACTTTATACCAATATTCCTTCCTTGGTACACAGATAATACATATGTTAAAAACTTTAGAGATGAGGAAGAAAGACAGTTATTTATTGATGAGGTAGATTACATCTCACAAGATATGAATGGTAATGAGATTAGAACATATGAGTACGAATTAATGCAAAAGCATGGACTTACATACGAACAAATCGCCTGGCGCAGGTGGGCAATACGTAACAAATGCCAAGGTGATGAAATATTATTTATGCAGGAATATCCTAGTACTCCAGAGGAAGCCTTCATTGCTGCTGGTAGACCAGTATTTAATACACAATCATTAAAAAAATACCAAAGCTATACGAAACCTGCGCCAGATGTTGGCTATCTACGTATGGATGGTGGTAAAGTTAATTTTATTTCTGATGATAATGGATATATAGAAATATGGTCTAAACCAGAATATGGTGTTTATTACTGCATAGGAGCTGACGTTGCCGAAGGATTGGTAGATGGTGATTATAGTGTTGGTATTGTTGGAAGACCTGACACGATGGACGCGGTGGCGATGTGGCGTGGTCATATAGATGCTGATTTGTTTGGTTTTGAATTGATTAAATTAGCTATGTATTATAATGAAGCTTATATTGGTGTTGAAAACAACAATCATGGTTTAACTACACTAAAATCAATAACTAAAAGTGAATATTGGAATATATATTACTCTAAGACGTACGATAAATTGACTGATGCAGTGACTAAGAAAATTGGTTGGTCAACAACATCGCGGACGAAGCCACTTATGATAGATAAGTTAAAAGAGTTTGTACGTGAGTGTTGGTTAGGCATATCGTCTGATAAGATTATTGGTGAGATGTTTACATATGTTATAGCAGATAATGGTTCTACAAACGCACAAACAGGTTGTAATGACGATACTGTAATGGCTATGGCTATACTATTGCAAGTTATGCTTGAGGGGTTAGGAGATAGCTACGAACCAGAAGTACCATTTGAAGGTAAAGCTAGAAAGAATATATTTGTAGCTGAAACTATTGACCCTTTATTTGAAGAAGATAAGCAAGATGAAATAGCTGAATAAGGAGGTGCTTATGTTTAAGAAGAAGAAAGATAGTGAGGAAATGCTAGCATCATATGTATATACAAAATTTAACCACTCAATGTCTGATAAGGAAGTGTTGGTTAGAGAATGGGAAACATATATGAAGGCATATGAAAACGAGGATTGGGTAAATGTTGCAAAGCCAGATTATAAATCCGATGTGCTTACTAATTATATATTTGGTACTATCGAAACAATACGACCTATAATGCTTGACAACAATCCCAAATTCCTTGTGCTCCCCCGCGTGCCAGAGGCTAGAGATAAGTCGCTAAACCTAGAAAGAGCCTTATCATACGAATATGACAGGGAGAAGGTTTCAACAAAACTATCAAGTCAACTAATAACTATGTTGGTATATGGTACTGCTATATTTTATATAGGTTGGGATAGTAAAAATAAAGAAGTATTATGTGAACCAATTAATCCTTTAAACATCTTCCCAGACCCATTAGCCACATCAGTAGATGATTGTGAGTATATTATATATGCAAAATATATGAATGTAAATACACTCAAAAACCTATTCCCTGATAAGGCTGACAAACTATATGGTAGTGATGTCAATTATAGTGAATTAGTTAATGATAATGACAGAACTGCATCTCAAATAAACAATCAAGTATTAGTTTGTGAGATGTGGACTAGAGATACAATTGATATTGAAAGTGATGATGATGAAATTCCTAAAATATATCCTAATGGTAGAGTTATTGTTTGTTGTCCAGAATTGAGTGTTATACTTAGCGACAAGGAAAATCCATATAAAGATGGTAAACTACCATTTATTATTATGAAGGATTATGATGTGCCATTTAAGTTTTGGGGCGAAGGTGAGGTGAAACGTCTACTCTCCGCTCAACAAAATATGAATGAGTTAAACGCTTGTATAATTGATAATGCAAAAGCTACAGCAAATATGCCATGGATAATTGACAAGAATAGTGGTATTGGTATGAATAAACTTACTAATAGACCTGGATTGGTTATTCGTAAAAACCCACAAACAGAGGTAAGGCGTGAACAAGCACCTAATATGCCAGTATACGTATCAAATAAAGTAATGGAATTTAAGGAAGATATAGAGCAAATATCTGGTGTATATGACACTATAAAAGGTAATAACGAGAAGGGCGTATACACAGCACAAGGTATACTTGCATTACAAGAGGCTGGTCAATCAAGAATAAGACTTAAAGTTAAAAATCTTGAATCATCAATAGGTGATATGGCTAATCTTTGGTTTAATAGAATGAAACAATTCTGGAAAGACGAAAGATGGATTAGATATGTAAAAGCAGATGGTAAATCTGAGTTTGCAAAAATAGATAAGGAATCATTTAAATATCCTTATGATTTGTCTGTTGCATCTGGTAGTACTATGATGATTAATAAGGGAGCGATGCTTGATTTAATGATTAGGCTTGCACAAACTCCAGCAGAAGATGGTTTGCCAATGGTAGATAGAGAGGCTGTGTTAAATTACATACCACAAGTAGATGCAAAAGAGGTTATGAAGCGGTTGGACAAGATGAGGAAAGAGCAACAACAACAACAATTATCTGACCAAGAACATATGAAAATGCATGAGGAAGGAAAAGCTACTGACCAAGAAATAGGAAAGATAATAC